ACATCTAATGCAACTGCAAATTTAGATGGAGATGGTAATACAACAGATGTTGCAATTACTAAAATTTCTAGAACAGAATATATGAATTTAAGTAGAAAGAGAGAAACTAATAGTGGTGATGCTAGACCTACTCAATACTGTTTAATTAATGGTCAAGTAACTACAGCTGGTGGAAGTAATTCTGGAAGACCAGAATATGATATGACATTATTTGTTTATCCTAATCCGGATAAAGCTTACATAATGAAATACTTTTACGTAAATAGAATTATGGACGCAGGTGCATATTCAAATAATGCAGATGTACCATTCTATTTTCTTCCTTGTTTAGTTTCAGGATTAGCTTATTATATTTCTTTAAAAAGAGCCCCGCAAATGGTTGCGGGATTAAAAGCGGTATATGATGAAGAATTTGAGAGAACCGCTGATGCTAACCGAGAAAGAGTCTCGTTTAGAGTTAAACCGGCGCAAGCGTATATACCATAGGAGGTAAATATGCCAATATGTAAACATTGTGACCATGAATGTCATTGTAGCAACGGCGGATCATGCTGTGGTGGACAATGCAGTTGTGGAAACTGTGAATGTAAAAAGGAGGACTAATGAGTAACCCACGATGGAATAAACAAGCAAATACTCGTGATGCATCTACAAAAAAAATAGGTCATTATGGTAGAGGTCAAATAAGTACACCTTCTATTATTCAAAATGTTGGAGCAGCAACTGATAAAGGAAATGCACCAACTGGAACTAATAGAGAGCTAGGTGGAGAAGAAATTAAAATTTCTAAAGGGACTATTAGTGGAACAGCTCAAGGAATGGGTGCTGCCAAAAAAGGTGGTAAATATCATTGGGTTGGACCGAACGATAGTAAATGGTAGTATAGTAAATGGCTTACGCTAAAGGAAAATATGCAATAGCTATTTCAGATCGTAGTGGATTACAATTTCCCTATAATGAAATGGTAGAAGAATGGAATGGTATGTGGGTACATACAAGTGAGTATGAACCTAAGGCACCTCAATTAATGCCTCATGAACATTCTCCCGATCCTCAAGCGTTAGAACATCCAAGACCTGCACGTGTTGCACCAGTAACTACACAAATGCTTCCTATTAATCCTTTTAGATTTACAGCTGGAAGTAAAAGTGTTTCTATTTTTAACCCAGGTAATACTTATACAACTTCTGATACAATTATGTTTTGGGATGCAGCTAATAGTGGTACTGAAGGTAGCACTACGCAATTTCAAGGAATGGGTGTAACTGGAACTGATCGTTTTGGTGTACCCCCTTCTGAACTAATGTCTGCTTCAGGATTTACTCCAACAAGTGTAAGTGATGATTTTATTAATATAACAATTACTTCTACTCCCACTGCTAGTGGTCCAGGTGGAGGAAATGTGGTTTTTATTGGACCTACTACGGTGAGTGCATGACAACATATACTGAATTAGTACAACAAATAAGAGATTACACTGAAACATCTAGTGATGTTTTAACTGATACTATTGTCGATGATATTATTGAGCACACTGAAAACAAAATTTTAAGAGATGTAGATTTACCAGTTTTTAGATCTTATCAATATTCTAATTTTACAGTAGGAAATGGTTTTATAACTTTACCTGGTGGAGGAACTACAGTTCCTACTCAGTTTTCTGTTATAAGAAGTGTTATGATTTATCCAGCTGCTGGCACTGGAGATAGAACATATTTAGAGCAAAGAGATGTTACTTTTATGAACGAATATTGGCCGGATAGAGATTCTACAGGAACACCAAAATATTATTCACAATGGGATTATAATACTATATATGTAGTTCCAACGCCAGCTACTGCTAATTATGTAGAAGTAGGGTTAATTAAATTACCCGACAGATTAACTTCTACTAACAGCAATACTTGGCTTGGTGATAACGCACCTGCACTTATGTTGTATGGCTGCCTTGTCGAAGCTTTCAAATATTTGAAAGGTCCAGCAGAAATGCTGCAAATTTACAATCAATCGTATGAAATGGCTTTACAAGAAGTCGCTGCGCAACAAATGGGTCGCGGAAGACGTGATGAACATCAAAGTGGGGTTATTAGAATGCCACGTCCATCATTTTTACCAGGCTATAGTAAACCTGGTCCATCAGGACCAATAGAAGGAGGACAATAAAATGGCAATATCATCATCATTAGTAACAACAAGTTTTAAAACTCAGGTGTTACAAGGAACGCATAACTTTACTGCTTCCAGTGGTGATACTTTTAAAATTGCTTTGTACACAAACTCATCATCTTTAGCTGCTGGAACAGCTACTTATGGGGATGGTACAGCAACTAACGAAGTATCCGGAACTGGCTATTCAGCAGGTGGAAATACTTTAACAAGTGTTACACCAGTAGCAGATGGAACAACTGCGGTATGTGATTTCGCAGATACGTCTTGGACTTCAGCAACTATTACAGCTTACGGCGCTTTGATCTATAACAGTTCAGAGAGTAATAAATCTGTATGTGTGTTGAATTTCGGTGGGGACAAAACTTGTACAAGTGGAACTTTTACAATTCAATTCCCAACAGCTGACGCATCTAATGCTATCTTAAGATTAGCATAGGAATAACATGGCGTTAGTATTAAACGATCGTGTAAAGGAAACGACGACAAGCACTGGCACAGGCACTATAAATTTAGCAGGCGCTGTTTCAGGGTTTGAAGGTTTTGTAGCTGGAATAGGTAATTCAAATACTACCTACTACGCTATTGCACACCAAAGTGCAAATGAGTGGGAAGTAGGACTAGGAACTATTACAGACGCATCACCGGACACTTTAACAGGTAGATCAGTAATCTCTAGCTCTAACAGCGATAGTGCTGTTGATTTTAGTGCAGGGACAAAAGATGTATTTTGTACGTTTCCAGCGAGTAAAACAATGGACATGACATTAACTACAGCAGGTGATATTTTGTATGCCTCCGCAAATAATACACCAGCAAGGTTAGCGAAAGGTTCAGGACTGCAAGTTCTACAAATGAACGCAGGAGCAACAGCACCAGAATGGGCAACATCAAGCGGCGTAAGTGCCGGCTTTGTAATTGCAATGTCTGTGGCGCTATGATATAGGTAAGGTATGGCACAAGATTTTGAAAGAGCTGTTGCAGCGGATGGTTCAGGAGACGTAGCTATTGGTACAACTCCACGTACTATAATAACTGCAAATTCAGACGACGCTATAATAGGAATAAGATTAACAAATATAGTAACACAAACAATTCAAGCAGATGTCTATATTACTAGCACAGCTAGTGGTGGATCAGCTGATTCTTACATTGTAAAAAATGTAAGCATTCCTCAAGGATCCAGTATAGAATTAATTGACGGTGGTTCAAAAATTGTAATTCAAAGCACCGATGTTTTGAAGGCATTATCTGATACAGCGAATAGTTTAAATGTTTGGGTATCGTATATAGATAGTATAAGCACGTAGGAGAGTCATGGCGTATATAGGTCCAAGTAGTTCTGATGTATATAAAGCAATGGCAACTCAGACCATCACTGGTGATGGTTCTGCTCAAAGCTTTACTTTAAACCAAGCGGTTTCTGATTCTTCTTCTGTAAGATTCGTAGTTAACAATGTTGTACAAAAACCAGATGTAGATTATTCTGCAAGTGGCACATCATTATCTACTGGGTCTAGTACTTTAGCTGGATCTGATGCAGCATATGTGGTATTCTTAGGTGCAGCAATTGGTTACCAAACACCAGCTACTGGTAGCGTTGACCATACTGCAATTAACCCAAGCTTTAACGGTATGTATTTAAACTTAGCAACAATTACTTCAGACGTAACAATAACAGCAACACAAAATGCTTTTGTGGCTGGACCAGTTAATTACACTGGAACAGTAACAGTAGCAGGAACATTAACGGTGATATAATGGGAACTTTATTCGTAGACAAATTAGATCCACAAAGTGGAACTTCATTAGAAATTGGTAGCTCAGGCGATACCATCACGATTCCGTCAGGAGCTACATTCGCAAATAGTGGGACCGCTACTGGGTTTGGTGTTGCAGGTACAGAAGGATTTAAAGTAGTTTTAAGTTCTAATCAAACTCCTAGTGAAGGTGTTTGGACTAAAGTTCAATATGATACAGAAATATTTGATGCAGGAAATAATTTTTCTTCATATAAATATACTGCTCCTTCTACAGGTACTTATTTATTTAATATAACTTTAGCTGGTGCAACTGATGGAAGTTATGGATTAGATAATGTCATGGCTCAACTTTATAAAAACGGAAGTTTAATATCTAGCCAAAATTCTATCTTTGGATTACCAACACATACTAGTTCTGGAGCTTTTGATACAGGAAGTATTGGTTGGTCAGTATATTTAAACGCAACTGCTAGTGATTATTTTGAAGTTTACGGAAGAATTAATATAAACGGAAATGCAACAACACAAAATTTTTATTCTGATAACAGTAGAAGAACAGAATGGTCAGGATTTAGGGTAACATGATAACAATTTTAAAAGGAGGTCTATATGGCAAGTCTATCAACTAAAGTTAAGCTTTACTGTGAAGCGAACAGCAAAACTGCTGATTTCGGTGCAGGAGGTAATGTAACTTTACAGGATGACTCTGACGGTAAAGGCCCGTACATAGCAAGCTGGAGCGTTGACGGATTGGCACAGCCATCTGACTCCGATTTAGCA